ATAAACTGTTATTTAACTTTGTGGATAATTGTGGGTCAAAACACCATATATTCTTTTCTTCAGATCCTAATATTTCATGGAGCAGATATCCCTTCTGAGGAGAGTAACTGGCTCTAACTCCCCCTGACTCTATTAATCTATTTATGTAATAATTCTTTATAACTCTAGATCTCATATAATTTCCCGCGAATATAAGAAATTCTGGAGATACTTTTGCTGATATGAAGATTTTCCCTTCTAGTATTCCATCAAAGAAACCTTCAAAATCATCATTTTCTTCATTATCTTTATCATTTTCTTGTCCTTTGATGACTTTTGTTAATATTCCGTCAAGTTCATTATCTGTAAATATTTCTGCTAGCATGTCTGGGGTTATTTCCTTATCCCTCTTCTCAATGATAGGCAATTCAGAATCTTTCCTTTCACTATCTATCAAAATATTTACATAGCAATGTGATCCTCTTAATACATCTTCAACATAAGCTGTATTCTCTTCAAATACCCTAGTATCAAGATAAGCTATTATATCTGCATCAGTTGGTTCAGTAAATCTTTCTTCAATTAATTCTTTGTCAAACTTTGAATTACCCTGCATGTAGTTGCATCTAAACAGCATATTCCCCATAGATAACCTATATATCTTACTATCAAGATTTGATATATATTTCAATGGTGGTATATACTTCTTACAGCACATTGTTTTGAATGAAGAATCTACATTTATTATTTCTGCAGTTAAATAAGTCAATCTAGTGTATGAGTCAGGCTCTAATGATGAGCTGTTATACCAGTGGGTTACATTACCAGCTTTCTCTTGTTCCTCCTCTATTAGATTTGAAAAATATACTATCCTACCCAACAGGTCAAGTTTGTTAACCATGGTTTTATCAGGTATTTCTCCGGTCCTAGTATTTCTCATCACATGCAGTAATAACTTCTCATCCGAAGTCTCAAAATTAACTAGAGGAACTGGATCGTAACTATTTGAAACTAATGAAAAAACATTTGATTTTATGTTAAGATTCTTCTTTAATCTCATTGATCTGAATCTATTTCCTTTTGAATCGACAGAAGATAGATCCACTTCTATAACTTGATCAAGCTCTTCTCTGATACAATTTCTCACATGATTTTTATCTCTTATGGTGTGGTATAAATATGATTCACATGTCTCTCCAAAGCACCCAAATTCTTTATAATAATCAGTTGCAGTTGCAATCATATCCTTCTTAGCATCACCATAAGTTACTATGGATCTATATGCTGTACTCTCCCTGCTTCTTGCTATTTGATCCATCTTTATTTCAGTTAATAATTTATCTATAGTTTTGGAATATTCAGGTACGGTGTATCTGTCCCTTAAATTGAATTTTAGATGATTTCTTGTCTTGAATGAAAAAAATGGGTGCTCATTTATTTTTCTTATTCTTGGAAGGCCTGTCTGCAGAGTTTCTAAATCAGGAACTCCTATATTCCTGAAGTCAATTTTCCATTGTTTATAGAATTTATAATAATTAATTAGTGATATTGCTTCAGATGACTTGAATGAGCAGCCTGAATTTATAGCATCAGAGAAGCTATCATAGACTTTCATCAGGTCTTGAAGAAAATTTCCGGTCGTTTGAGGAGTGATTAAAGAATATAGGAACTTCAGATCAGTCCTTGCTATGTTTTCTCTTGAGCAATATATTGAGCAGTACTCTCTGAAATTCTCAGAAACAATATTCTT